TGTTGCTGAAGGTCGTGCGTTTGGGGAACTTGGACACCCAGAAGGCCCAACTGTCAATCTTGACAGAGTATCGCACATGATCACAAAACTGGAAGCTGATGGAAAGAACTTTATTGGTGAGGCAAAATTGCTCTCTACTCCAATGGGGGAAATTGCGAAAGCACTTATTAAAGATGGTGGTAAACTTGGTGTCTCTTCAAGGGGCATGGGTTCACTAGAATCTCGTAGTGGTGCGAATTATGTGAAGGACGATTTCTATCTCGCAACTGCGGCAGATATCGTTGCAGACCCTTCTGCTCCTCAAGCCTTCGTTGAGGGTATTATGGAAGGAAAGGAATGGGTGTGGGATAATGGTATTCTCAAAGAAGTTGAGATTGCTGGAATCAAAAAGGACATTAATGAAGGTGTAAGACGTAGACAGTCAAATGTTTCCGCACTTGCCTTTGCTAAATTCTTGTCCAAACTTTAATTATTATAAATATGTTAAGATAACAAAACTCAAGGAGAAATCCCAATGTCAGAACTCGACAAGACAATTGAGGAACTAGAAGCAGAAGTTTCTGCGGAGCTTGAAGAAGCTGCACAGGACGCCCCTAAGAAGGGTGCTGAAAAAGGTGACTCAATGGAAAAAGTAGAAGGTGATGTTCAAGACCTTGGCAAAGCTGTTGTCGACCCAGAAGAGAAGAAAGGCCCAGATGCTGCGAAAGCAACTAAAAAGGACACTTCTGCTCCAACTAAGGGCGCAAAAGATGCCGGTGGTGATGATAAACCAACTGCTATTAAAGAACCTCTTGCCGCTGGTGATGAAGTAGATCACGAGGGCGAGGAACTAGAAGAAGCTCGTATGACTAAAGAATCAATGATTTCTGCAATGCAAGAAAAACTTGCAGGCATGAAAGCGGTTGATTTGAAAGCTGCATATGAGAACATGATGAGTGACGATGAAGAAGAAGAGATGGACGAGTCTACTCTTGAAGATCGTCTTGCATCTGTAGATGTATCTGAAGATGTTTCTGCACTTACAGAAGGTGAAGAACTGTCTGAGGAATTCAAAGACAAGGCTGCTACAATTTTTGAAGCTGCCGTTAAATCCAAAATTCGTTCTGAAGTTGCTCGTATTGAGATGGAAAAAACTCAAGAGGTCGCTGAAGAAATCAACACAATTCGTGATGAGTTGACTGAAAAAGTTGACGCATACATGAACTACGTTGTAGAAGAGTGGATGAAAGAAAACGAAATCGCAATCGAGCGTGGCTTGAAAGGCGAAATCGCAGAGGACTTTATTTCTGGACTCAAGTCTCTATTTGAAGAGCATTACATTGATGTACCAGACGAAAAGTACGATATTCTAGGAAGTCAGTCTGATAAGATTGATGAACTCGAAGCTAAGCTGAACGAACAAATTGAAAAGACTGCTGAACTTAAAAAGTCACATGACGTTCTTGTTCGTGAAAGCGTTTTTGCAGAGGTTGCTTCTGACCTTGCCGATACGGAAGTTGAGAAGTTTAAATCTCTTGCAGAAGAAGTTGAGTTTACAGATGAAGATTCATTCAAAGTAAAACTTGACCAGCTTAAGGAAAGTTATTTCCCTAAGGCAACCACTATCGCTGAATCTGTAGACTCTGAATCAGATGGTTCAGAAGCCTTCGATACAACTGGTGCAATGGCCGCTTACATGGCTGCGATCAGTAAAAATGTAAAGCGAGCTAAAAACTAAGGTTTTTATAAATATTATTAGAAAACTCAATAAGGAGAAACTAAAATGTTCCAAACAGAACATCTACAGGAAAAGTGGCAGCCAGTCCTAGAGCATAACGATCTTCCAGAGATCAAAGACTCTTATAAGAAGGCTGTAACCACAGTTATCCTAGAAAACCAAGAAAAAGCTCTTCGTGAGGACAGTGCGTTCCTTTCAGAAGCAGCTCCAACAAACGCAACTGGCGGAGTAAGCAACTGGGATCCAATTATGATTTCACTTGTACGCCGTGCAATGCCAAACTTGATCGCATACGATGTTGCTGGTGTTCAGCCAATGACAGGCCCAACAGGGTTGATCTTCGCAATGCGTTCACGTTACTCTTCACAGACAGGTACAGAATCATTTTATAATGAAGTTGATTCTGACTTCTCTGGTACAGGCACACATGCTGGTACTAACCCTGCTGTACTTAACGATGCGGTTCCAACCGCATACACTGCTGGTACAGGCCTTGCAACTGCTGATGCAGAAGCATTGGGTGACTCTGCTGGTAACTCTTTCGCAGAAATGGCGTTCTCAATTGAGAAGCAAACTGTTACTGCAAAGTCTCGTGCTCTAAAAGCAGAATACACAATGGAACTTGCACAAGACCTTAAAGCAATTCATGGTCTTGACGCAGAAACAGAACTTGCAAACATCCTTTCTGCTGAAATTCTTGCAGAAATCAACCGTGAAGTTATCCGTACAATCTACGTTACTTCTAAGAAGGGTGCTGCTGTCGATACTGCAAACGCTGGTATCTTCGACATGGACGTTGACTCAAACGGCCGTTGGTCAGTTGAGAAGTTCAAAGGACTTATGTTCCAAGTAGAGCGTGATGCGAATGCAATTGCACAAGAAACACGCCGTGGTAAAGGTAACACAATCATCTGTTCGTCTGACGTTGCGTCTGCTCTTCAGATGGCTGGTGTTCTTGACTACACCCCTGCTCTTAACAACAACTTGAATGTTGACGATGCTGGTAACACATTTGCTGGTGTTCTTAACGGACGTTACAAAGTGTACATCGATCCATATTCAGCGAACTCTGCTGACAAGCAGTTCTACGTTGTTGGTTATAAGGGTACATCACCTTATGACGCTGGCTTGTTCTACTGCCCATACGTTCCACTACAGATGGTTCGTGCGGTTGGTGAAAACACATTCCAGCCAAAAATCGGTTTCAAGACACGTTACGGTCTTACTGCAAACCCATTTGCTGAAGGTACAACTGCCGGTGGTGGTGCTCTTACTGCGAATGCAAACACTTACTACAGAAAAGTTCAAGTTACGAACATCATGTAATAAGAAGAGTTGGAAACAACCGG